GACTTTTTCTTATACCTCTATTAAGTATATACTCCCCCAACATAGTATCATAAACTCTACCTGTATATTTAAATCCAGATTCTAATAACCACATCAAATCAAATTTAATATTGTGACCTATAAGTAAAGTTGTTTTATCTAGTATAGATTGTATTTTATGGTAACAACCCTCATCAACTCTTTCACTATGATTTGTAAAATAGTATTCATCATTAATACCTACACTAACTAATATATTATCTGGATGAAAAGGTGATGGATCATACCCACCTGTATCTGTTTTCTGCCACGATGTTTCTACATCTACTGTTGTTATCATTTTTCCTTTCTATTTTTTATTTTTTTTAAATTTGATGGGGTCATACCAAACATAAAAAATCCATCTTTATCTTGGTAAATTTTTTTAAATCCTAGTTTTTTTAATTTTTTAGGAATTTTTATTTTATAATTCATAGGTTTCTTTCTACTTCTGCTATTGTAATTAAATATTCTTTACCTTTATAATTTATTTCAAGATCACGTTCAAATTCCATTGAACTATTAATATGGAAACCTGATCCCACACACTCTAAATTTTTATGTTTATTCATAAACCTTTCAAATATATTACCTATTTCTAATACTCTTGATGGTTTTATTTTAGACTTCATATCTACTTATGCTCCTTCTAATAGTACACACAGGCTCACCGTGATAACCATTTATTTTATTTTTACTTACACATAGTGTTCTTATTTTATTTTCTAAATCACTGTTAGAGTTTCTACCTATACCAATAATCAAATCAGCTTCAGCAGCCTTACCAGTTTTAGAGTTTTCCATTTGGTCAAATGAAATACTATTCCTATTGTGTGCATCTGCTGATGCTTGTGATATAGCAATAACTGCACAATCTCTTCTCTTTGCTATCTCTCTTACACTTGTGTATATCTGTCTTAATTTTTCATCTGTTCTTGCATATGTGCCTGTCACATTTACTTTATCTAGCTGGTCTATCACTATTATATCTGGTTTATGTTTTTCACAATGTGCATCTATGTCCTGTATAGACCAATCAACAGTATCAAACATAGATATATTATCTTTTATATCACTCCAAGATTTATGTGCCATTTCTTTATCCTGTATTATCTCATCTCTAGTCATACCAGTATAGCAAGATATTGCTCTCATCTGTGTTCTTATAGCAGGTTCCTCATTTATAAACGCATGTATCTTCGCACCTTGCTCTGCAAATCCATGTGGTCCTGCACAAAGACTAACCCAAAAAGCAGTCTTTCCTGTCTCTGGTCTAGCAAATGCAATCATAAGATTACCACCACCTATACCACCAACATTATGATTTAATACAGGAATATTAAACTTCCATTTAGTTGTCACATCTAGTAAATCTAATACCTCTCCCACATTTTTTGTAACTGCAGGTACTTTTTCTTCATCAATATTTTTTTTATGTTTTTCTATCATGCTAATTATCTCATTAAAATTAGCATCTTTACCATTAAATATCTCTGTAGATTCTACTGCTATTCTCTGTGCCAAATCTCTATCAGATAGTATACGCATTATATCTCTTGCTATCTCTTTGCTTGGCTCTTGTACTTCTTTTATATCTTCTACTAATTCACTAAACTTTTCTTTTGCAGCACGGGTAAGTGCAGGATTAAATATAGCAGTATGTAATGAGTATAACTCATCTACCTTTATATCTTCCTCGTATTTATCGTGTGCCTTTTGTATTGTATCATACAAAGAACTTATATCTCCAGAGAAAACCGTAGGAGATAATGTGCCTTTGTATTGTGTATAAAATTTTTTATTAAGCATAAGCCTAATCATTTGTTTTTCTATCATAAAATATCTCCCTTATCTGTTCTGTGTTATAATATTTTAAATCATCTTCTAATGGTTTTACTATTATATTTTCAAACCCAGATGATCTTAAATCTTTTGCCATATCATATGCTTTTGTTGTTGCATCTCTATCTAAACATATATATAAATTTTTATATGGTTGCAAATGACTTTTATGTAATGCTTTTAATTTTGTACCCATGATTGCTATACCAGTTAATACATTTGATACTGCACAAGCTGATGGACAATCCTCTACTATTACTGCATCATTACATTCACCACATTTAAATGGCACATCTTTATTGCCATACATATACCATTTAGGATAATCATCTTTATTTAATGCTCTACCAACTGCACCTACTATTTTATGTGACACTCTATTTTTTATTAGAAACACAACTCTATCTTGCTTTACATCATATTTAAAATCTGCTCTACCCCAAGACCAAGACTCCCAACAATTATTATTTGATAACCAACGCATAGCTTTTTCATTTGAGTATATTGATTGAAAGCTATCTGGTATAGGAAATTCTTTATCTTCTATGTGTAATTCTTTATTACCATGAAATACTCTTTCTACATATTGCATATTTTTTTCTCCTTGTTTTCTACCTTTAGCACTACAGGAAGCATGAAAGCAATACCAATTTAAATTATTTTCTGTAGTATCTACAGAGAAAGTATTCTTACCCCTACAGAAAGGACAATCTAATCTTATCTGTGAATCTGGTGGAATAAATAATCCCTCTACTACTGCTAATTGTTGTCTGTAATTCAAATAGATATCTCCTCATATGTTATAAAGTATCTATCAGTTGCGTAGAAATCATTAGCCTCTACTTTCATTAGGTTGTGATTAAGATAGTATGCTATATTATTTTCTACCTGCTCTATCCCTGGCTCGTTGTCGAATGGTATTATTGCTACTGCTTCTATTCCTAGTCCTGCTATTCTTACTTTGTATTTTTTCATTGTCTATTTCCTTATCATAGTTTTCTTTATTTGTCAAGCGATTTTCTTTTTTTATTTTTGCGTAATAACTTGGGTGTCTAAAATTAAACGACATCTAATTCTTCTCTGATGTATCTTTTTAATTCTTTGTCCTGTACATTTTCTGGTATATTATTTTTGTAAAATATCTCATAGCTATCACTACCATACTTACCTATACCATGAAGTTGCATTGCATCTTCCCCGTCCCAGTTTAGATAATCCTGTGACATTCTCCATATCCTATTTGCTCTTACATGTCTAAGACCAAGGTCACCTAGCATATCTGCTATCACACTTCTATCTGACTCTAATAATTTTTCTGGTGTAGGAAATTTATCAAAGAAAGCAGGTAATAATTTTTTTACTTTCTTTCTTCCTGTTTGATTTAAACATATAACACCTACCATATGTTGCCATTTATTTTCTACCTGTTGTTGTACCATTAAGTTATCTTTCATTTACTACTCCCACTAGTTATTACATATCTTAACACACTCGTTGCTGGATTATAATCTGTTGTCTTGCAAGATGCAAGGCACAAAAAAAATATGATAAATATTATCTTCATAGTTTACCTTTTCTTTCTTTTCTTGTTTTGTATGGTAGTTTATATTTATAAAAACTAATATTATTTTTTCTACTTTTCCATTCTACAACCACATCTTTTGCGTCACCTGCTTTTGTGTTAAAAGATATCATAGCTTTTTTTAGACTCATAGCTTCTATATCTTGTGACTTATCTTGTGTTATAAATTTATATGTTATCATTATTCCTCCTCTATTTCAAAATTAACAGATGTCATTCCACTTGTTGGGTGACTAGATTCAGTCCATTTAAAAGGGCAAGTGTCTAACCACTCATGAAATTTTTCATATCTTTTTTCTAACTCATCATCTATATCTATTTCTTTTTCCATTAATGCTCCTTATAGCTTACTTGTTTAACTTCACGACTCCAACAGGAACGGCAACTACCACACTCACCATTTTGTTTTGGTGCAGGGCATTCCCTACCTATTGCAGATTTATTTTTATGTACACCAGAAGTCCAGTTCCAAAAGTTAGGTGGTGGACTATCTACTTTGATTGCTGATACACGCAAACATAAATTCTTTGGCACATCTTCTTCTTTGATTTGTTTTATTATCTGATATTCTCTAGTAGCTAACCAATGATTTATCTGTGGTGTTAATTCACATACCTCAAATATTTTCATTAGATGTGAATAAGATTGTATATCTCCTGCATCAAACCAACGATGAAAAAGCCTTGATTTATCTAGGTTTTTGTACTT